AGGATCTTTAAACAGACGATCGCCAGAGATGTATGCGCTATCCCAGCCTGCCCCAGACTTCTGCAAAATCCTTCCGTACTTGGTAAGACTTCTCAGTGACGGCCCGGTAGCAAGTCCAATCGCATTGACGTTAGCCGCATCGAGGCCCGCATAGACCATGTAATAAGTGCCGGCATCATAAACGAACGATGGGCCGTACGCTGCGTTAGCATCAAACGAACCAGGCGCGCCCTTGTCGAGGATCATGTCCGTTGCGGTGTTAACCGTCCAACCATCGAACGCCTCGGCGGCATACTTAGGCCTTCGCGTAACGGTCAACCCATACTTGCCCGCCAAGTAAGCCTCGACGTTGACAATGTCGATGTTGGCCAGGCACTGCTTATAGACAATGATCTCGGCAATATCGCCAATGATCAAATTGCCTGTGCCATTTTGCGAAGCTCCGATACAACACACGCCAGGCGGCGTCATGGGGAACCCGTTGGCGCCACAGCCTGGTCCGTTGCCGCCGCCACCCGCAAACGCTCCATTCTGTCTGAGAAGACACTCGACCAGGCCGTTGTTTATTCCCGTACTGTCAAGTTGATTTGCGTTGGCTGTGCCTACAGACCTATAGGTGAGAAGGTCCCAAACATTGATGACGCTGACGCTGTTTGTTAAACTGGTAGTGACACCAAACTTGCCTATACCATGCTTGCGTCCCTGCGCCGCAGTCCCGACGCAGAAACCAAAGGTGCCATTCGCTGATCCATTCTGCTCGCAGAACCATGTTGCGAAATCAACCATCGTGGTCTGACGGCAGACAATGAACACAGTGAAGTAGGCATCCGTGAATTTGTAGTTGCCCGTTAGAAATTGCGTGCCATTGAACCGCACAACTGGCTTGCTGTTGAGACCGGAGGCGACCAACGTCGGCTTCCCGGCGCCGGCTTGCGTAAACGACTGACCCGTCACGGCCGCCCACGTCCCCGACGTGGCGTTGTAGGTATCCGCAGACAACCACAAATCCGCACCGGCAACACCACCTGGTGCAAAGCCAGCACTCGGGGGCTGATTGATGCTCGGCGGCGTCTCCGACGGATACGCAAACGTTTGCGGCTCGTTGATGCTGTCGGGAGTGGTTTCTAATGGTGTCATGCTATGATCCCGCATTCCAAGAAACGAAACCGGAAGGTATTGTCTGAGCGAACGCCGTCGCGCCGAAATTAGCGGTGCAGCTATTGCCACTAAACGACGCCCCATAAGCTGGGAACGCATTCAACCCCGCAGTGAACACCGCGGAAATATCAATACCGCCAACGCCAGTCGCCGGATCGTTACCAGCAGATGCGTTCCAAATGCCGGCATCGACCCGCGCCCAGAACCGTTTTGCAGTCATATCAACGGCAATGCAGTGTCGTTTACTCGCAGTAACCGAACCAACATTGACACCTACACTAGCGCCATTTCGAAATATCCCGCCGTTATCGAAAATACAAATTCCGCCTAAACCATTACCCATCCAGAGCGCCAGATCAGCGCTCGACAACGCTATGCCGGCGGCAGATGAGGCCCCGCCTGCAACGGACACATACAAAATCTCGAAATAAATTTTTGCACTTGTGCGTCCGTTAATGCCTCTAACGCCACCACCTGCCCCACTTGTGCTAGCAGCCGTCAGATTTCCCGCACTCAAGTTAAAATTAGCTGACTTGTCGGAGGGGTTCCATGTCGTCGGCACAGCGACTATCCCAATCGTCTCGAACACCACCGGCATCCCCGGCTTGCCGACGACTTTCGTCACCGCCACGCCACGGCCGTTCGTAGCCTCGGTGACCGGCGTGCCGCCAACCGTGCTCTCCACGATCGGCAAGCCGCCTGATGCTACCGTGACAACCGGCATACCCATCAGCGTTTCCTTTTCTTGGGAGCAGTCTTAGCGTCGCCTTCATCGAGGGCCTCGGCTATTTCATCCTCGAGATCATCAGGATCGGCGTTACGGGTAGAGCCAGCCGAGGCGAACGTAAAATCCACGGGGTCAGAGATGAGCGATCCATTCTTAACCTGGCACTGCACCACAGTGGGCGAGCTCCACAGCGACGGCTTAACCCCCGTCGATAACGTGCTCTCCTCTTCGTTCCAGGTTGTGGGCTCATCGTGACCGGCGAAGAAGATGATGCTGCCTCCGTAAAATCCTTCGCCAGTCACGTCCAACGTAAAATCCGGATCACCTATCATGCAACTGGTCGGCTCGATCGAGGCGATGACAGGCTTGCCTACTCCCTCGGGGAGAACAATCCCTTTGATGTTGCTTCCCGGCGGTTCGTTGATGCTCTCGCTGCGTAGCTCTTCATCCTGTGTCATGGCTCATGTCCAAGTGATGGTGGAGGTGACGCCCATCTGAACGCCTGCGAGCTTGACCACAACCGGCCACGTGCCTGCCTGCGCCTTCTTGGCGATCGTCGAGGTAAGGGATGTCGCACTGACAAACGTTGTCGCCTGCTCGACATTGTTAACCCAGATCCTGCACTGCGGCGTGAATGCAGTCCCGGTGCACGTCAACAGCGTTGTGCCGGCGCCTGACACCGACGAGCCAAGACCGATCGACACCAGCGCAGGGTTGGTCGCAGGAGACATGCTCGAGGCGTGCGTGGCATTGGGTCCAGCCAGGATAGAGGCCGCACTCAGCGCCGGGCCGCATCCAACCATCACAGGCGTTCCGGCCGGATTGGCAACGATCGTGCCTACGCCCGTATATGTTCCAGAGTTGGTCACCCAAGGCGCTACGCCCCACGTCGCAATGGTCTCGGTGCCTGCGCCTTCGTGCGCGACACTGGTCGATGCCGGCACCAGGCCGGCGGTTGCGCCAGGATAAGTCCCTCTTACAAGGTTGAAGTCCGTGCCGCCGGCCGCGGTAGCCACCGTGCCGTGCACCGTTCCATCGCCAGGCGCGGGGTTATCGTCCGTCGATGATACGCCGCCGGCCAGCGCAGAGGTGTTGGCGGCGAACGTAATCAGGGCTCCGGCCGACCCGTCATCAAAGTATGGCGGCGGGTTAGGATTGACGCCGTAAGGCGATTGTGGAACGCCGCCGGCTCCGTTGGCGGTTCGCGCCGTCATGTTGAACGGGTTGGCGTAATGCTGCCGGGAATAATTAGGCGGGTTAGGCCCCGTCACTCCAGTGCAACTGAAATTGGTCGGAGGCGTCGGGCTTGGTGGAGTAACTGTCAGTGCGCTTTGAGCCATGGTGGTCTCCTCATTACCTGTAGTCATCCTGCGCGGCCAGTGATCCCATTACAGCCGCGCCGCCAAGGCCGTACATCGGTATTTGCTTGTAGATCAGGCCGCGCTTGACAATCTCCTCACGCGGCATGCCAGTAAGTCTGTGCGTTGTTTCGATCGACTTGTTGATTTGGTTGATCATCGGCCCTTCATACCTGAACGGCTTGCCGGTTTCGGCCTCGGTCTTGAGCGCCTTCAGCCCAGCCCAGGCGACATCCTGCATTCCTCGCACGCCGCCGCTGTTGTGGCCGATCTTGCCGGCCTCCTCGTGCAGCACACGTGTTGCCGGGCCATACCATTGCGGGATTGTCTGCCCCGGCATGATAGCACCAAACATCTGCTCGTCCATCACGCCGGCATTTACATCACCCAAATAGGCGTTCTGAAAATCGTGACGCTTGGGGTTCTTGACCGGACTGAACCCGTATTGACCGAGATCGATGTATTTCTGCGCCTGCTCCATGTTGCCGCTGGCGAACCTACCGCCGATCGGGAACGGCATTTGATACGCACGCTCCGGCAATCTCTCCTTAGCCTTATTGACGTAATTGGCGTAGTGCGACATCAGGAAATTATCGTACGGGCTGGCGCCACCAGTCGTCGCGGCCATCATCCCCGCGAACTCCTTGGCGAACGCATCCCGGCCGCGCTCGTGTCCCAGCTCCTTGATGTACTCGTTCTCGAGCTGCTTCATGAAATACCAGCGATCGGTATCGGGCATGCTCGCGCCCTTCTCGTAGCCGGCTTGAAGCCTGGCTCGAGCTGCCGGCGTGCCATACATCTCGTCGAACTTGGCAGTGGTTGCGGCCGTCTTTGGATTAGCCGCGGTTCGCGTGTCCGCAAACGGACCATAGCCGGTAACGTCAGCGCGCTTAGCCGGGTCGAAATACGGCGTATAGCCGTGTAGTTCCATGTCACGCTGGACGATGTTGCGATCCTTCTGAAATTTCTCGACCTCGGGCAATAGCTTCTTCTCGAGGAAATATCCCGGCTCAGCGTCCTTTGCCAACGCCTCCTCCAGCGTGGCGTATGGCACTTCCTCCTTTGTCGCCTTGGACAGAAACTTACCTTCGTTCTTTGGATCAGGCATCTTCGCACGCAATGCCGGCGGGCCTACATCAGGATATTGCTCTGCATACTGCGGATACGTGTTCCAGATCTTCTCCGCCTTCGCGCGCAGCCTCGGGTCGGCGAATGTATTCGGCCGTATGGCGCCTTGCGCCTGCGGTAATGGCGCCGCCACTACCGGCTGTTCAAACGCCTCCTTTGACGACGTGTACCACGGTCGATCGCTGGTCACCTTCATGCCGCTTAGTATGCTTCCAGGCGGCACCTCGGTTTTTAATCCGCCGCCAGCCACACCCATTGCAGCCGCGGTCGCGCGCCCAATGTCGCCCTCGGTGATGTTCACCAACGGGCTCGCAGTCCTGTATTGCACCGTCTCGTCATATTCCGGATGAACATTGAGGATCTCGCCCAGGCGATTAGCCCAGCCTACGCCGGTCGATTGCTCGAGCGGGACGTCATATTCGTCCTGGCTTGCGAGAGCGCCCATAGGCATTACGGCAGCCCTCCCGTGTTGGTCATTTTGAATTGCTGCTGAGCCCTCCGATCGGCTTGCGCTTGTACTTGCATGTTGGCTTTCATCGAGCTCTGCTGCATCATGGCCTGATGCTTCGCCATCTCCGTTTGAGCCTTCATCGCAGCCTCACGCAGCTTGAGCTCGTGCTCCCTCTGCTTGTTCACCCCGTCCTGTTGTATCTGTACTATCTTGGCGCGGTGCTCCTGCTGTCGGCCCTGTACTTCCATCTGCTTAGCCTGGGCATCGATTTGGTTGTCTGCAATCTTGCCCTGATTCTGGGATTGTATCTGCGCAATCTTAACTTGCCTGTCCGCGTCGTCCTTTTGCTTTGCGTAAACCAATTTCATTTGCTCAATCTGCAACGTGGTCTTGGCGTTCACCGTGGTGGGATCTTCCGCCTTGCCCTGGTCGCCCATTGCCTTGACGTGCTCGACGTACTCGTCGATCGAGCCTTCTAGCTCGCGGCCGACCCTGAACGGCGCTGTGCCGAACTTGAGGATCTTGCCGCACATATCCGCGGACTGCGGGTCGGCTTGGATCAGCTGACCAAGTTGTGGGATTAGCCCGCCAAGGACGCCAACAAATTCCGTCCTGCGCTGCTTCTCCGCATCCTCGTCGCCCATCACCGTGCTATCGGTCTCGATATCGAGCACGAAGCTCTTGACGCGGTTGTTCTGTAGGAGCTCGAGCACTTGCTGAATTGTCGGCTCGTGCTGTATCCGCTGCATTTCCAGCACGCACTTTTCAATCTGCTGGTTTAGCTGCACCAATTGCTGATCTTGCGGATCTGGCTGCGTTGGATCAGGCGCTTCTTGCTGCGGGGGCGGCCCCTGCTGCTTCATCGTTTGAGCTTGCTGCATCAGTTGCTGCAACTGACCTTGCACGCCCATCATTTTCTGCTCTTGCATTTTCTGTGTCGGCAATTGCGTCTGCGACATCTCAATGATGGTCTTTTCCTCGAACTTCTCCGTTATGATTTCACTCGTTACCTCGACTAGATCACGCGCCAACCGCACCAGTTCCTGTTGCTTGTCTCTGATCCTGCTTGATCCGTATTGTGTCTTGAGTTGCTGGGCGCCTAACGTCTCGTTAGGATCGGTATCACCCCTCATTATGTCGGCCATACCAGTGATTTGATATATATCATCAATGATTTGTTTTCTTAACATAACAAGCGCTGTTATCGTGGCGCTGATCATTTCGATCGGCATCCACATGATCGGCTCTTTGTTGGCGCCGAACGCCGCCCAATTGGCGATTGGCACAATCACAGTGCCAGGCGAGTTCATCGCCAGCGCAGTCTGTATGGCCTCGGCCGCTTCGCCTCCTCCCGCGGGGTAGAACCCCTTGCAAACGAGCATCTCGCTCAATGCGTGGATCTTGGCTGTTAGGTCGTTGATCTCGTCGAGCTGGTCTCGGTACTGCATGCTGTCCGGCACCGGCACCAGGCTGCCGCGCTGTATCGTGCCATAGGCCGGCTTGGGGCAAGGAAAGAAGTTTTGCAGCTCGAGATGCGGCTCGTCCTCGTCGAGAATGTCCTCGCAGCCCTCGGACACCCACAGCACTCTGCGTGAGCCTTTATGCCAAATTTCCCAGAATTTGGCACGCTCTCGATTGTCCGCGCCGCCTACGTTCTTGCTTTCTTTGTCAACGCGGTACTCGCAATCCTGATAGGCGTCGCCGCTGTAGTCCTTGAACCTCTCTCTCGCCTCCGATCGCGTTAGGTAGCTCGCCGCGGCGACCCACATAACTTCCCGCCAGTTGCGGCTGATCGAATGCAGGAAGTCTCGCCGCCCCTTGAAGTCGATGCACACCTTCTCATGGTCGTAGTAGCCCTTGCTGCCGCTCTCATACCGGCACCAGGCAACGCCGCGGCCGTACAGCGCCAGATCATCGCGCACCAACAGCATCAGATCATTGATACGGGTTAAGTCGAATGCGACGTTGCAGCAGCGCTCCATCACTTCGGAGGCTTGCTGATAGACGGGCCTTCTGTCCTTGAATTTTGGTGTTACAACGGGGACGGGCGCCTTGGCGTAGATCGCCGGCTTAATAACCTCGAGATTGGCCCAAAACATTTGATATTGCTTGGTGCGGCCTAACTTGGTGGAGGACAGCTCCTCAAGGTTGGCGAATAGCCTATCGGTGTTGTCGCAATGCTTATTCCAATCCTCGAACGCTTCCTCGCTCTCCTTCAATAAATTCAGCCACGCCTTGGCGCTTTGCGGCTCGAGCGCGGGGTTGTATTCGTGATCCTCCGATCGAATGTCATCTTCTATCGGCGGTTTGTCAGCGTCATATTCAGCCATCTCTAGCTATTCCCTTGATCTTTTTCCGTTCCTTACGATCGGTGCTTCCGTTCTTCAGCAACGGGACGACGGCCTTCGCCAACACCTGATGCGTCTTGCGTATGTGGTTCAGATCACCGATGTGCGCGTAGTTGTTCAAGCCTCGCTCATTGCGGTTGATGAGAGAGGTCAACTCTCTAATGGCGCCCTCCAGCCTAACAACATCGGTCGATAGCACCGCTACAACTTCCGTTATACTCTTGCGATCGTGTGCCGACCCGGCAACGATTGTATCCACCGCTGACTTGACCACAGCACCAAAGGATGCGGTTTGATTGGACAGCGACAGATAGCGAGCGTCCAGCCTGTTAATGCCGGTGATCATGCTCTGCATGTCCTGTTGCTGCTGCGTCGGCTTCTTGACCTTTGCCTCTGTCTTAACGAACGCCTTTCGGAGCTGCGCTCTCGTTAATTCTTTCATCTTGGACCCTTTCTTGTTTGCTCTCCTCATAACACAATCCCCCTGCGTTTATTCTCCGCTGGAGGAGGCAGATACCAACCATCGCGCCTTGGCCTCTCTACTCGCTTGATCGGCACCGGCCGCCAGGACATTGCGAAGTATCGGAAGCTGTCCGCGGGGTGACTGGCCCAATCGTGTACCTCGGTTGCTCTGAAGCACTTGCGCTCGTCGTCCCATTCGCGCCTGTACTGCTCGAGCGCCGAGATGCCGCCCTCTTCAGTGCGCGGGTGAAATACGCATAGAGGCAAAGTTCGCCTAACAGCGTTAATTCCGTCGTGGAGACTAGCGTTGGGCGCCGGCATAGGTCTAAGACCAAGCGCTGACATAGTCTCAACTCGCGTTCGTCCGGTGCCAAGCTCTCTAACCTTGGCGTCATGAGGGACGTAATCGTAGCCGTGCAGCCATCCTCGAGCGTTCTCGCGCTTGAATATCTCATCTCGCCACCATTCCAATGATACCGAGTTGTTAGCGAGGTGATCTAGGATTAACACTTGTCCTGATGGCTGCGGTTGAAACCACCACACCGACGTATCATCGGACATGCCCAGATCCCAAGAGCGATGCACTGGCACGTCCGCGATCGGCTCGCAGTCTATGATGCGGTTCTCGATGCGCACCTGGCGCATTTCTCGCGCGTAGAACGCGCCGATTTGAATCGAGGCGTTCCAGCTGCACATCATCTCCTGTTCGAACAGCGCGTTGCCGTGATCCTCTCCGTAGAGATCGATCAGCTCTGTTCTGGCTTCATCAAGCGCCTCTGCGGTGAGGGCAAAAGTTTCTGTTGCTGGGAGATGCTCTGCGAACCATCCGGGGGTACGAACAGCATGTTGGTAGAGTTGTAGAAAATAATTGCGTCCTCGGGGAGTAGAGATCCAACACGCCCAGCCGTCATTTTCCTCGAGGATGGGTCTATAGAAGCCCCACGCTTCCGGCCGCGCGAGAGCAGCTTCCGAGAAGACAATACCCGCAACACTTGAACCGAGGCCACTACCTCCTTGCACGATACTGTCTGATCCTGCAACGCTCCATGTTGCTCCGTTGTGGTAACGGATGAACATGGTGCCTTCGTTGGTGTTAGCGCGGAGATGCTGCGGGAAAGTCTCATCGATGCGTCGCCTTCCTGTATGCGGGTTTACGCTTTCCCATATCGCACGTCGCGCCATTGCAAACTCTGGTAACAAATGCACATAGTTCGCCGGCCGCTTGATCATTGCCAGCGATGTGGCGTGCAAGCAGACCTCGTCCTTGCCTGCGCGTCTGTGCCATACAGCGACGGCGCGTTTGCCGTCGCGCATGAGAAAGCGCCAGAGATTTTTCTGATGCGGCCGAGGCGCCCATCCTTGGTACGGCAGATAGAATTTGGCCGGCTCGTTCATGCCACCACTCTAACCGGGGGAAACCTCATTCCGAAATGTAGGCCGTGAGGGGCGAGCATTGCCTTGTAACGTTGCAGGCACGCCTTTCCGATGTTGGGCTCACGCAAGATCTGCGCTTCGCTCAGCTGCACGAGGTCGCGCACTGTTTGCAATTGAAACGGCGCAGACATCTCATTTATCCTAAAACGCGAGTACTTACACATCTGACGCAAGCGAACGGTATATCCTGGGCCGAGTTCGATATCGTCGAGATACGTGTCTAGAAACTTAGTGTTAGTCCAATTGTAGTGATCGCCATCGACGCTGACCGGCTCGAGCTCGTTTTCCGCGCGCGCGTTGTTGGCTACGACGATACGCAACAAGTCGATGGCCTCTGTTAATTTGCGAAGCACATCGATCATCATTGGATCGAGCATGATTTACCTCATCGTTTTGTGCCGCACATCTGCGGTTCGTCACCATACGGTTCGCATTGGGGTGGAGGTTTCTTAGCGGCCTTCTTTGCTGCGTCCGCGGGAATAGCAGCGAGAGCGATAAGCGAGAGCGTGATAGCAAAGAGTTTAAGCATTGTCGTCATCCTCCAACATTTGTCGCAGCACAACTTTGATCTCGCCCTTGACCTCGTGCGTTTGGTCTTGCTTTGGTCTTCCCCAACCGCGCTCCATCAAGGCCATGATAGCTTTGTATTTCAGATCATCGTTTGTGTCTTTTCCATTAGCCCAACCGGCCAATGTTCTGATGTTAGCCTCGGTGTACGCCCGACACAGGCTCTCGAGCCATATTCGATCTTTGATCTCAGGCACTTGATCAGGGGGATTGCCCCTCCTCTGTTAGCTATGTTACGGGAGCATACGCCTGCTGGAACCGTTGTCTAGGGGCTGATTTCCAGCTGGTTCAACTGCAACAAGTCTAGATTTCTCAAAGTCTCCACAATATTCCCATACGGGCCAAGATTAAAGGTTTCGCCCCCATTTACGCTACATTCAAGCATATACAGCATTCCTTCGCGAAGGATGGTGGCATCTATTGTCCGTCCTTCTTTACGTGTTGTTTTCACTGTTAGTAAACGCTCTGTTTTATTTTCTAGGAATTTTTTCATATTCCCTAATCTCCTTGATCAAGTGAGGTACTGAGGTAATATGTCATCAAGGCTGTCATTTAATGATACGGCGTCGCGGATGGCGTCGAGGGGGTCTTCTATATCGCGGCGTATGGTTTCGACTGTCGTTCCTGGGATGGCTTCCTTGACCTTGATGACCTCGCGGTAGTTGTCGAGCATGGCGACTATTTCACCGATCGCGAAGACGACCATCTTTCTGCCATCCTGTACAACGGCGTGCGCATCCGCCATATCGCGCACCAGGGCCAGCACAGTGCCGTCTGCCAGGGTAGCCTCCCAGACACGGGGATCGAGCTTAAGCGCACCAGCGGCCTCCGCAGCCCGATCTAGGGCGTTGTAGGCTATCACCATGCGCGCCGCTTCCTCTTGGAGAGTTGGCAGATCTGCGTTCCAGAGAGCGGCATTGTATTTGTAGCGCTGGCGGTCAAATTTCTCCCGCATCGCAACATCCACCAAGAGGCGGAGGCGGCCGGCGCCCCACTTGCGTTCCATGTCGATCGCCATGGCGTCGGCGCCGTCGCGGGAGGCGCAGCCTGCGATGTAGGTTCCATGGCTTGAGCTCCATTTCATGATCTGGCTCCCTTGTTTGTCTTTTCGCCATTTCGGCTCTCGTTTTTGGGGTACGCTAACGCTACGCTAACGCACGAGACGGGACGAGCCGTGCCCACCCCTCCTCGGGTCGGGGGTGGGACGGGTCCTGGGACGATTTTTTCTGGTGATTTCATAGACTTATCAAAAATCGTACCGCATCGTCCAACCCCCATAGGACGATGGGATTTTGATAAAATGGAACCTTAGCGTGAGACGGCATCTGGGACGGTAGTTTCCTAGCCAAAATTGGTGTTTTCATCGTCGTCTCTGCCTCCTACTCCTATCTCCTTCTCGCCCTTTACGGTAAGGCGATACCTGCCACGATGTATCTCAATTAGCCTGTCGCTTTTTAGGTTCATGCACATTCTTCCGACTGCGCTTTTGCTGGAACCTATCCTGGCGGCCAGGTCAGCCAGGGACGCCCTGTTGCTGCGGTAAATCTGGCGCAGCAGCTTGTCCTCTCCGGTCTGTTGTTCCGCCTCTGCCGCCGCCAGGTCCTCATCGGAGAGCGGCTTGGCGACGGCGTTGGGCATGCGCCTGTCCTTGGCGTCCTTGACCCTCTCCGACTGCCCGACAGCAATTTCAAAGCTGACGGGGTTGAACTCTGGCCCGCGGAACTTGCCCTGCCAGTGCATGGTGACTTGCTTTTCGGAGTTGCTCCATAGCGTCAAGTTCCCGTCGATCTCGTTCAAGAAGGAACTTCCTCCCATGGGAAGGAGGTTATCCCGCGCTGCATTTTTGATAGGGTGGCAGTTCACGATCACCGACGGCTTGCCGGGCAGGAACGTCAGCTCTCTCAGCAGTCTGGCGTAGGCGCCCTGCTGGCTGTTGCTGTTCTGGTCATCGCCGGGGAAATACGCCGCCGCGGTATCGACTATTACGAGTACTAGGTCATCGATCTCCGCGGCCGCGGCACGTATTTCCGGCATCCTGCTGGCGATATCAACGACGCCCGCCACAAACCGCATTTTCAGGCTCTCGGCGTGAAACCCGTAGGTATCGGCCAGGATCATGAACCTGGCGCGGATATCGTCCGGGTTCTCGCCGGCAAGCAACAGCACAGTGCCCTTAAGGACCGGACAGCCGTGCATCATCTGCCCCCTGGCGACGCACTGGGCGATGTACATCGCGACGGCCGTCTTGCCGTGCCCCGTCCTGGCGGTAAGGGAGTATAGGTATCCGCGTTGCAGGATGCCGTCGATCAGGTACGCCGGAGGGGTAAACCCGGCCACGAATTGCTCTGCCGTGAGAACCAATGGGCCGGAACTGTGCTGTCTTTGTTCTTCTGGCGTGACGAATTTACTCTGGAATGTCGCGGATGTCGCGGATCTCCCCTTCTTGGCGTAGATGGCCACGGCCTCGTCGAGGTTCCGGCATCCCTGTATCTTACCCTCGGTGAACCGCCTGATGGCGTAGCTGCATTTCTCGACCACCAATTCCGGCCCTTTGCCTGGCCGGGTAAGGTCCGTATTGCGTGAGTATTGCGGCCATACGGCATCGATTAGCTGCTGTGGCGTAGGGCAGGCGCCAGTCTCCCCGATCAGCTGTATCAGCACCGCGGCAACGGTTTTGGTGAGGTAAATGTCGCGGCCGTCATTGACGCGGCCTGGGCCGAGTGGCCCCATTTCACGTGAAATAGGCCCTGTGTTAACTTTCTCCCCCTGATTTGAGGGAACGGACAGTCCTGCATGGTCCGTTTGAATAGGGGGGAATAAAATGACCAGATGCTCAAAAGAATATTCCCGCTGGCCAGGCTCCTTGAGGGGCGCGATGTAGGTTAGCTCTACTTGCCTGCCAGGCTTGACGGGCCAGGCGATCGAGCCGGCCAGCCGCATCACCCTCGAGGGGTTGGCGACCGTGACATCCCCGTTTAGAGCCTGCGCAATGCCCCGTATAAGGGCCGTGATGGCGCCGTGGTCGGTGACTGGCTCCTCGAGCCGCCACCACAGCTGGGCCCTCCTGTAGGGCTCCCTGCCCGTTACAACGATGATTGTCGGTTTGTTCTCGAGATAGACGGATTTAGCCGCCTCGGCCACGCCGGGGTCGTCGAGATCCGCATAACCGCACGTCAGCGCCCACACGTCATTGTCAGAGGCGCGGCCGAATGGCGGCGTCTCCGGCCGGCGCAGCGCGGCGCCGACATACACATTGCACTGAGGAGTAGTGTTTAATTTGACCGCTTTCTCCACCAGCTCGTCGAGCCTGTCAGTGCCGAATAACTCGGCGTGGCGGAGGGGATACCTTCCGTCCGAATTGGGGACGTGGTCCGTCCAAGACAGCTCGATCAAGCCCTCATGGAACCCGTCGAGATAGCCGCCAAAGAGGTGCTCGAGGTGCTCCGCCATTGCGGATGCATTGGGAACCGGGAGCGGGTGGATGTTGCTTGTTGGGGGTCTATCTGATATATCCATTGTAATACCTGACTTCCTGCTTTGGCGGTAGGAACGGGAAAAAGCCGGGGGGAACGGCATGCTCCCCCCGGCTTTCTATTTGATACCTCGATGACAGTGAAATCTAGCCAAAATCGTCGGAGGCGGCCGAGTCTGCCGGCGCGTTCTGGTCCACCCATGGCGGCTGCGGCACTGGCGTGGTGTGCGACGCCGTCGAGGCCCTCGGCACGAACACCAGATCGGCCGGACGCGCAGCCCATCCGGATATCTTGAACACCGGGTGGTAGTTGGTCGAGCTTTGCGCTCCCTTGCCGCTCTTGACCGGGATGACGCGATCGACGACGACGACGGGCAGTTTGCCGGCGTTGTTCTTCTTCTGACTATCGTAGAGCGGGATCAGGTGCTCCATTGACGCCATGAAGGCCTTGCTGTTGCCGGTGATCTCCCTGACGTCTCCGCCGCACGATTTTTCCAGCTTGACCAGGATCCGCACGCCAGGCTTGTAGTCCTGCGACGGCTGGTCCGGGTACGGCTCGCCCAACCTCACCAAGACCATCTGCGGCGCCTGGCCCGCCATGAAATGCATCCAGCCCGTCTCGATATTCTCGAGATCCATGATGCATTTGAAGCCAGCGGTGATATCGACGGGCTCGCTGACGAAATTTCCGTCTTGATCCTGCACGCGATCAATCCGGGTAAAGCGTCCGGCGCGTGCGTCGTACTTCACAAGCGGGGTGAAGTCCGCGCCGTTGACCTTCTCGGGATAACCAAAGATGTTTGCCATTTCACTGTTTCCTATTTTCACCATTTCGCAACTGGGCGCCAGTTGCCAGCGTTCTGTTATTCCTTATCGAGCGCGGCGCGGGCGATGTCGCGAGCTTCCTCACATGAAGAAGGCCAACCGGCTATCTTGCGCAGCGCCGCCTCCAGCGTCTCGATGCGGTTGCGCAGGAGAATGACCTCGTCCATTGCGGCACTCAACATGGGCGCTGTCAGATGATCATTATTCATTATCCTGCGTCCTTATCGAGCGCGGCGCGGGCGATATTGCGGGCTTCTTCGATCTCGTCCCAAGCGGGACCAAAATCACCGTTCTCGCTATAGTCTGCGATCTTGCGCAGCGCCGCTTCCAGCGCTTCAATGCGGGCCTCTACCTCTTCGATACGCGCAAACGGCTCAAAATTTAACGTGCTCATAGCTCAAATATTCCAATACCGATACGCCAAGTCGCGCGCACGTGGCGATTGCCAAAGATAGTTGTCGAGGTCAGGCGCCGTGTTCATGACAAACCAGGCAATTTCGTTGCTGTTGTCAAGGAAGCTCTCGACGCGAAGCGCGAGGGAATACAGCGCGTCTCTCGCCTTGATGCGCTCCTCGTCCGTAAGTGTGTATGTCTCGACCTTCTTTGGCGTAACGTAGGTGAGGCCTCCTTTCATGTTGTCACCATCGTAGCCGGTATAGAACGCGACTTGCCTCGCGTGTCCTGGCCTGGCCTCGCTTGGCATCTTATCCGTCGTCTTGAGATCTATGACGAGGGCCTTTGCGATCCACTCAAAATCGAGGATGCCAAAGATCTTATATTTTAGCCCCTTGGGATGCCACTCGACCACCTTCTGCACCGCGGACGGTTTACCGTGAGGGCGTAGATGGTCTACCGCCAAGGCAACCATGTCCCCGATCGTGTCGCGGTAGTGATCCCTGCGGCTGTCTCCAGACAGACGCATTAGATCGTCATACTTTTTAACGGCTATATCGACACAAGTGAATAGCAGTGAGCCAGGATTGCACAGTGCGTGAGTGACGCCATGCTCGACCGCGGTGCCTCGGTGCGCGAGAGGCGAGCTGAGTTGCTTCTCCCTGATTATCTTTTCCAACACGAACATTGCGGGAGACGTAGCGAATTGATTGAGGCTCGACGGTGAGTGGCGATCGATCAGCATAATTCTACCCCTGGCTTGAGAGCGCCGACGTTTTTCAGAAAATAATGCGCGTCGTCTATCGAATGAATGACGCAATACTGATGCGTAATCTTATCGCAAAGATCCCGAAATTGCTTTTGCTCCCGGGACAACCGGCCGCCCTTGGCCTTTAGCTCGAGCCACACTATCCTCCCCATTGGCATCATGACGCCGACATCGGGAACGCCGGCCTGGACGCCCTCGGCCTTGAGCTTCCTGGCAACGGAGATGTTACGCAGTCCGCCATTTGGAATGGCAAATGCGTAACATTCCTTGCGCAGCGCGACTTTGAGAAACGCGAACAGCGCCACTTGCAGCTTGTGCTCGTCATCTTTCATTTCGTTGCGCCAATTCTGAGCCGGTATTTGTAAAGACCCTCTTTGATCCTGACACGATCGACGATGCGGGAGCCATATTTTGGTTTTCGAAAATCCCTCAAGCGCGCGCTTACGGACGCCTCGCTGCCCCTGCACTCGTCGGCTATCTTCGCCAGGGTCCTGAACTCCCCGTCCTGCATCAGCCTATATACCCGCAGCAACTGACCTCTTAACCTGGCGTAGTCCACGTACGGGTCGTAGGTGAACCCATCAAATGCGATCTGCTCAGGAGGATCTGGGAGTTTAGTCATGCTCGCCGCCTCGGCCTGTGCTCATGGACGATATCATAGTGAGCCTTGCACCAATTGGTCTCACCATAGCTTGGAGCGCCACAGAAGCGATAAGCTCGCTCCTTGGGTCCTCCATAGGGATAGTGACAATTCCTGAACATCCGCAGCCGTTTGAACTTGATGCCGCGGGGAGTTGGCGGGCCGTACATCCCAGGTGCGAGCGGCTCGAATGGGCCGAGTGGGACGGCGGGTTGTGGTGGTTTAGGTGCCATTCTCACCTCCCTTATTATCGGGTAGTGCACCTGTTGCGGCCGAGTGAGTGGAGCAAATGACTTTGGGTTTACAATGCGAGGCGGAAGTTTAATCCTGCTGGCGCGGCCGATGCAGGCATTGCGGGTAAGGTTTAAACCAAATTCCTTATTCAGTTTTTTGGCGATGATGCGATGAGACAGTTGCGGGTGCTCCTGCATATAAAGCTCTGTCAACCGCGCAGTGAGCTCCGGGTCTTTCCAGACACTGTTTTTGATCACTAACTTTACTCCTCTGTAAGCGCCGGGGGAGGAGGGAGGCCACCACCTCCCCCGGACTATCCGCGCGTCCGGCTAACGGTTGGAGATGAACCGCGCGGAATTGGCGAGTTGTAAAAATCGTTTGGCGTTACTTTGCCCTGGGTCGCGGAGGCGATTAGCTCCATGATGCGTGGGTGTGGGATGCGCGACCCGTGGCGGTAACGCTGGACGACCTGGCGGCCGACACCAATAGCGCGAGCAAACTCGGCATCGGTCAGGTCGTAACTGTCAAGGTATGCTGAGAGCTTCATCTTGCCCCCGTAGCACCATTTCGGCGTCACGTCAACGAAAAAGATTTTAAATTATTTTCATTTAGTTGTTGCAGTGACGCCAAATCGGTGACAAGATCTGATCACACCGAAAAACAGGGGATTGCAAAATGACCGTCAAAACCACCAACGACCGCCGCATGTCGTGGACCGCGCCCAATCCATATCACTGCATCGGCAACGACCTGCACGGCTATTTCGTCGAGACCACATACCCCAGCAGCATGATGTGGATCGTGCCCGGCACCTACCCAGACGACCCCTCCCGCGTGGTGGAGGCGTAGGATGGCATGGATCGTAATGACCTCAACCGCCCAGATGCCGGCCTCCGTCAAGAGCCGCTACCGCAAGATCGCCCTCGTCCAGATAACGGACGAGGCCCACGCCGCCGGCTGGCGCCCAGCCAGGATCGATGCCCGCGATAAAGGTATTCTCAGCTTACAGAACCTCGGCCCCTACCACGTCGGCACCACGGAGCGCGGCGCCTACCAGAGGGCCTTGGCCGAGGCCGAACAACTCGTCGAACGCCGTAACCTAGAGAAGGCATACTGACATGGAACGCGCAGTTGCGATTAAGAAGCTCGGTAAGATCCTCGGTAAATCGCTCGGCTACCGCGTAGACCCGAAGGCGCCAGATCAGGATGACCGTGATCGGGCGCGAGAGGACCTGAGAGACGCGGTGACGGAGCGCGAGGCGCTGGAGCAACAGAAGAAGGCTCGGATGCAGGAGCTTCTGCAAGCCGATGCAGAGTATCAAAGGTTGAAAGCCGCGCGTGCGGAGGCGGGCAAGCACTGCGAGGAACTGAGCTCAATCACTCATCACTACCGCTTCACAGTCGGCGTGTCGAACGGCATGTTCTTTAGCGTCAAGGCGCAAGGCGACAGTTGGGAAGAAGTCATCTCCAAGCTAACTGAGAAAGAGAAGGCCTAACATGGACGTCCACTCCCTCCTCCTCGGCGCCATTACGATCGGCATCGTCCTAATCATCGCCGCCTGCCTCACGGCATCGCTGAACATCCTCAATCAAGACGAATGGGAGAATTAATATGGCACGCGCACAATCATTTATGTTTGATTACGACGAGCTCCCGCTGGTGATCCACAACGGCGTCAAGGCCGCCCTCATCAGCGGCAAGGCCGAGGTCGAGTATGACCGCGACGGAGACTGGAGTGTCGGCCGCGACTGGGGTCCAGGGGCGGTCCTCGTCGAGGGTTATGGCGAGGTCGATGTTACTACCGGCAAGCGCCAGTGGCCCTATGTACCGGCGCCAAAAGAGCTAGCCGACATCATCGTGCACCGCCTCGAGAACGAGTGGGCGCCACGGGTGCAGGAAGCAGTCAACGAGATGATCGAGCACGATTACGAGTGCGAAGCCGACGACGCCGCGGATGCGAAACGCGACAGACTGATGGAGAGGTAAGATGAACGGCAACATACAGAACGAACTATCCACCATGCGGAAGCTGACTGACCGCATTTCCCGCCTCGAGGCCGACCTGGCGGAGTGTCAGGAATATCTCGAGCGGCACTACATGGACGTCGTCGATGGCGACGACGGCCGGCCGGCGCCCAACGAAGCAATGCGCCTCGTCAGCATGATCAAGGACACCCTGCACGGGGAGGGAAACTACTGATGAATAAATCATTGCCGGACGACCGAGAAATAGCCGACGAAATGACTGCCATAACCGACCTGATGATGGAAAGAAACACAACTCCCAAAGTAGGACTGCTGGCGTTAGCCTCGATTTGGATAGCCGGCTTGCAGCATAGTGGGATCGACAAAAAAAGGGCGATGGACCTTTTTGAAAAACTCTGGGATGCGTCAGCAAGGACAATGCACGATGCGTAACGAACCAGTCGCTCAGCAACTCAACAGCATTCTCGTCATACTCGGTGACATCTCCAAGAAGGCCCTCAAGCCTGACATGTACGAGGAGATTAAGGAGGAGAAAGCAACTCTATACTCCATCTACAACAAGACAGCTCTTATCATTGATTTTTTGGGTGCCTATAATCCACCGCGGTTTAAGAAGATACGGAGGAGATCATGAGCAGAGACGACAGAAGCATAAGCGATGGCTGGGGCCAGTATAGCCACGCCATGCCGGAACAATGCGAGGATTACGAAATAGACCAGCATCGCCTTACGTTCTATGCCGGTTGTGCTTTCATGTTTCGTCAGATGTCCTTCGCTATGCGAGATAAGGATGTTGATAGGCGGCTGAAAAAGGTTCTGGCCCTGCATAAGGAAATTGACGTTTTTCTCGAGCATGAAATGATGGTTCGCTTGTCAACAGAGGGGAATGCATAATGATTGATCCTGTGAAACTAGCAGTCGCCACCGTGATCGTTATCCCGGCCGTTCTGATCGGCTCGATTTTTTACGATTTGCCTGAGATAAATCGTAAGGCAGATCCGGCGGTAACCCTGGTGCAACCAAAGTATCAAGAACGTCCGCCGTTCGACACGGTGGAGTGGGTTCCTGATGAGGCGATGAAAAAGCGAGCTCTGCTGCGGGCCTATCTGCTCAACGGCAATAGCATGGTCGGACGAGCCGCTATCGACGTCAGCGACGATCCCGTAGTGACTGGGGTTATTCCGGCCGAGGAAGAGGAGGATCGAATAAACTATCTGCAACGCAAATGGGAACGGCTGTTTGGCGATAAATTCGATCCTTCACCTGATGAGAGCGGGGAAGTGAAGCCCGCCCCCACCAAGAACAAGGTTCACCAACATCAAAATCGCAATTAGTGCGACGATCACCCACAGCAGCTGAACTACCTTCTCGGGGATTGGTATGCCAACAATCCCCAACACCCAGATGATCAAATAGACCACGATCGCCAGGATACAGATATATATGAGCAGATTAATAACTGCTGCGATCATGGCCGCTACTCCTTCCAGGGATACGTGACTTCTACCTCGTCGTCAGTCTCCAGGCCTAGATCCGTCATTAGTCCTGGGGAGAGATCCGCTACCCTACCCGTGTCCTGATGTGGCCCCCAGTCGGCCGGCCAGGCGGTAAGACTGGCGCCAGTCTTGGGGTTGGTCACCAGCGCGACCTTGTCAGGATCTTGCAAATAACTTTTCGGGAACTGGTTATAATCCCAACGGCAAGCCAGGTAATGTACGGCAGGGTTAAGTCGCCTAGCCAGCCCAGTTCCGCTGTCGATCGGGAGGAAGAGCTGTTGGTTGTCCGGGTTGATGGTGGAGTGAAAGGCCAGGCCTTCTGAATGGCTTACTCCGGTATCGTCGGGTCCACCGAAAAACGAGCACTTCCCCCTCACGAAGAACACGTCCTCGGTGGGCTTCTCCGGCTCCGTGGGAGGTTTTGTGCCTGTGCTGGCACCACCTACCACGTCGGCGATACTACGCGCTATATGGGCTCTCTGAGCCTTGTATAGGTCGGCATCCACGGTGGAATCAACGAAGCAGACCTCGAGGAGTACGGCCGGTGCCGAGGTACCGTTCAGGAACGCCAAATCAGTCCGTTTCTTGGGGCCGCGGTCCAAAAAAAGACCAGCGTTCGCGATGGCTTGCGAGAGCTCCTTGGCGAGGGCCTCCTGCGTCACATACAACACTTCGGTTCCCATGGCCTTTGTGGTATGCTGGTAGGCGTTAAAGTGAGTTGAAATATCTAAGTCCCGCACCTTTGAGTTGTGGAAGTCCACGATGCGGCCGAGGTTTTCCGACTGGGTCTTGGAAACGTCGTCATGGAAAGTCGTGACATCAACGCCGCGGTAGCGCAGCTCTGTGGCTATAAGCTCGACTAATGCCCTGGCGCAATCGACCTCGTCGAGGATGTCCGCAGCGCCGCGGATGTACTTGCCATGTCCTGAACTGATGACGACCCTGTTATATGCCAAGCTGTCCTCCTATAGAAATTGGAAGTCCCACTGCCCATTAATCGTTATCACGTCCGGGGCGTGGGTGTTGCCCTCGTAACCAATTTCCCAGTGCGTGGCATCAATCTGGGTGAACGTGCCATTGGTGCCATAGCCGCGGAACTCGATGTTGTCCCGGCCGCGCATGTCCGTGATGGTGTCGCCATTAGCTTCGCCGGCAACGAACACGAAGGTGTCGGAGCCTCGGCCGCCGGTGAGGATGTCCGTGCCCTTGCCTCCGGTGAGTATATCATTGCCAGCGAGCCCGTTGATTGTGTCGTTGCCGTCTCCCCCCACTAGAAAGTCCGCGCCGCCCGTGCCGTTGATAATCAGACCCTCGGGCGGAGGCGGAGGGGGCGGTGGAGGAGGAGGAGGAGGCGGAGCCGGCTCGCCAGTGTTGTCAACAAACTGGACGTTCGAGGACTGATTATTGAATAACTCGCTGAACTGCGGCGCCTGCGTCGGGCTGAGGTTGTTGTGCCAGACGAAGTTGTCGGTAATCAGAGCATTGTTGGATTTAAATGCAACGATGCCGACGCCACCGTTATCGTGCACGGTGTTGTTCTGCACCAGAAATCCACCGGTATAGCCAGTGTTGTTGTTACTATCGAGCGAGATCCCGTTGCCGTCGGTGATGGTGTGGAAGCGATATTCTGGCACCAAGTTTGCATTACCGTACGAGGTATTTCCATCGATGATAATGTGGGGGCCAGCGGCATTATCGAAATTGACTGAGGTGACGACCCCGATGCCGCTGTTCCCATAGGCGCTCCAATGCGCGTTGTCGTACACCGTGTTGTTGAGGATCTGAATGTAGTCTGAATTACCCGTCTCGATGCCGCCACCCGGCATGTCGTGCACGATGTTGTCCTCGATGACAATGTGGTGTGAGCCGATGGCGACGATGCCGTTACCGTTCAATGCAGCGTTGCTTGGGCTCTCGTTCGCGAGCGCGTAGGCCAACGTGTAATTGTCCGCGCCGCCCTCGACCAGAAACCCTTTGAAGTGAATATAATTGGCTTCGATGTAGACCGCGTTCCAAGTGCCTGTGCTGTCAATCACCGGGTGATGTCCGTTCATGGCCTGGTAGGTGATTGGTGCAGTCGATGTGCCATCAATTTTGATGTCGAGCACAAGGCCGCCGGCAAAGCCGGAGTAAGTGCCATCCATGACCTCGACGACGTCGCCAGGCTTGGTGTGGTTGGCGGCAGCCTGTATCGTGTCGAACGCCGCGCCGATGGATATCCCGTTGTTGTTGTCGTTGCCGGTGTTGGAGTTGACGTAATACGTGGTCATAGGACATTCTCCGGAAGTGTCATCTCTGTCTGCTTCACCGTGCACTTTTCAATCATGAACATAAAACGGGAATGGACGTTGGCGTCGCGTTGCATGTTCATCCACATTATACCACCCAATATGAAGAACTGCAAAAGTACAAGCGATAGTAAGACCGGAACACTATTGAGCGCGGAGATTGCACTTTGAGTTACTTTACTGGTCTCTTCTATGAGGCTCATGTGTCACCTCGTTTTTAGCGTCTCCAACTCTGCTCGCATTTCGCTGTTCTGTGCCGACAGTTGCTGTACGGCCGCCCACAATGTGGTGAGCATATAACGATCATTAATTGCTTTGACCGTTTCAGTTCCTTCACTGAGCGCGATCGCCTCCTTACTATCCTTCTCAGGAATAGCAATGCCGCGTATAGCCGCGCGAGACGCCAGGTCGTGCGCGGGAATGCCTACGTCGCGCACTGCGATCGGCACCAGTGCCTCGACGTCTTGCGCTACCCATCCGTAGAGGGTTTCATTTCCCTCTATCGCGAGTGCTGAGCTCGCGGCCGGCGTCGCTGCCGTGTACTGCTTAACCGCGATGGCGTTAACGGCCGCCAGCGCCTGTGAAGTATCGACATTATCAGCCACTGCCTTCAAGCGGCCGTCAGACGTGGCCCAAGTACCGCCGCTGATGAATGCTCCACCAACGCCGTAGAACGAGTAATAGGCCGCGACATGGTGTGCGCCGCATTGGCCATAGGCGGTGTTGTTGATCGACCAGCCGATTATCCCCGCCGTATCAACTTTGTTTGCCCGGCCGTCGATCGCATAGTTAGAAGCTGTTGAGGTACCGTTAACGAGTAATCCGGGGACGTTGGCCGTAGGCTCACTGATGGTCACGGAACCTGATTGCGCAACATTAACTCGCAGTGTGCCAGCGGTGTAGAGGCCGATGGGCTGTCCAGTCGAATTAATGGAAAAATGCCCGTCGTTGTTGGCGTGGCCGATGCTGCCGTAATCAGTTGTGCTGCCGTCCTTGTAAATAGTCAGAGCGCCGAAATTATTGCCTTCAAGGCGTAGGTTTGTTGTGCTCAGAAGACCTGCATGCGACAGCGTCGCCGTGACTGAAAACGGGTCATGTGTAGTGCCGGCCGGACTAGATCCGTTGCTTGAATAAAACGCCAACAGCCCGTTGGCGGCGGTCAGCTCCAGCCGCGCGCCATACCCGGTTTTTTGCGCCATCCATGTTGTGCCGGCGGCATTGATGAAAGAGTTAAAGGCGACATTGACATCAGTCGATAGATTGCCGGCGCTGACAGTTTGAGCGTATGGCGGAACGGGAAATGCCGCACCAACACGCAACGCGCCTGTCATTGTGTCGCCAGTCTGAGACACATAAACCGACTGCTGATCAAAAACCCAGGCGCCCCAAACGCCGGATCTCTTGTCTCGTGCATAAACTCGACCAGGTCCTCTGCCGGCAATCCAATGCGTCGGGTTGGCGGTACGGTATGCAGCGAAAGTGCCTGACGCCGGACTGACATGGTTCACAACGCATACCCAGCGTGAACTGTCTGCGCTGTCTACCGCCCCGGCATTCACGCCGTAGTTGGTGTTGAGCGCCCACGCGGGTGTTGTGTCGGTCTGGTCTCGTACTTCAATGACGAGATTGCCGTTGGTTGGCGGGTTCACCAGTGCTTCGTTGAGGTAGGCAATGCCCGCGAAAGCGTGACCGGCCACAGGCGCTCCTGTGGCTGTTGTTGCCGATCGGAACGAGCCTGGCAGGAATATGTGGCTGTCGTAGTTCGTGACGAGCTGATCGCATGTCTCTCCTTTGAGATTGAACAGCGCCTCGGGCGCACTGGTCCCACCCGTACCGCCAGCCACGATCGGCCGCGGCAAGTTGAGATCATGCTCGACGTCGGCCACGTTCACATTATACTTTTCACTCTCGATCGTGGTGTCGGTAACCGCGTCGGTACCGACCGGACGAGCATAAACTCCTGATCCATTACGTGGCATCATCTCCCCCTGTTTTGATAGGGAACATGGGATTGATCCCATTCTTCCTGTGCTTTTTGCTTGATCTGCGGGATCAAGGCGTAAGCGATCGCATCACGCTGCATGGCAAATGGATCTGGAATGTCCGGGCTGGCGGCAGCGCGCGATCGATAGAGTGGAGAATTGCGCCGAATCAGATCAACCGCATCTCTCGCCGCTTGCACCGTGCGTTCGTTAGCAGTGCCGCGAATAGCTCCGCCTAACTTGGCGGTGCCAAGTCCTGTCGCAGTACCTATTGCCAAAGCGCTAAGAGGATCGGCGCCTAACAGTCCAGCCCCGGCTGTCGCTCCGGACCCCGTCATGTAACTCATGCCGCTCTGGCCAATTCCTCCACCACCACCAAGACGGTTACCCCATAACCGTAGTTTGTTGGTGAGATAGTCCCCTTTTACTACATCTCTGATTGCCTGTTGCTCCGGATAAGTGGCTCCCCACAGTGGGATTTCGCCTTTTCTGTTGGGAGTAATAAGGGGGTCGAGGCGCTGACGTGTGGTGTTGTCCAAGTTAAGTCCAGAATGGGCTCTGCCTGTCTTGGTGCCGGCAGTGTCGATTTCTTGTTCCACCAACCCACTCGTTTTATACGCGCGATAATCGCCACGAGCAGCCGCTTGACTGCGTCTGACATTATCCAAGGCTCCTGGCGCGGCTCGAAGGATAGAAGGCGGAGGAGGGTTGGAGAGGAACTTGTCGATAAATCCGGCAACCTTCTCGCCTGCCGCGCTATTCGGTCCAGGTCCGAATGCCCGCAACTGCTGCCGGAGGACATCGAAGTCGTGTGGCGTCGAGATCCGGCGTCCGCCGAAATCCGATGCCCACCTAGTAAGTAGGTCATGAACCTCTCGCGTTGCTTCTGGCGTGAATGAACCATGCTGCGGCAATTGTAGCGCCACTCGCGCGGCATCTGTGAACTTCGGCAGTGTCCCCGGCATGAAATCAATTGGTGCCGTGGCCACGTCAAAATAATGCTTAGAAGCAGATTTTTTCAATTCGTCGTCTACTGCGCCAGTTGTCTCATCAACTGTTCGTGCTGGTGTGGCGGCCGTCCGTATCATGGGCAGCTCGCCCCTCAACGCCTGTACACCACGCCGCGCCATCATTGCTGTTGGGATGACGCCAATGGTGTCAAGTGCGGCTTTGCCATAATTCCCACGAGACAGATTGTAGCCAGCGTCTCCCGCCGACAGGACGCCGCCTATAGGGGTAAAACCGGAGAGGCCTACTACCTTCTCGGCCATCCTGCGCGTGTTGTAGGGGTCCGGAGAGCCTCCTAGAGCCCTACTGGTGGACTCAAGGACATCTTGGCCGCCTCTGATCACCTGTTCTGTAAAACTAGGATCATCCGACCTCAATTCACCCGTTGGTTGATTGAGCTTGCTCCAATCTACCTTGTCAGGCGGAACAGCGGCTAATTCAGGCGGAGGCTCATCAAAGATATTGCCCTCCGGCCGAGGCGTCGGCGGCGTGGCGATGATTACACGCCTACGGCTGGGGTCATCGGCCGGTATTGCAACGATAGGCGCCGTAGGCACCGCCGGGCCAAGCACGCCAGGACGTCGCATTTCCACAGCCGGCGGAGGCGCCGAGGGCTGTTCTTGTGTCGGATCGGGTTCGTCAAATATTCCGGCCATTACCTTGGCCTCCGCATCCGCAGAATATCACGCGATAACCCTGGCGTGTGGAACGTGTCGTCAAAATCCTTGAGAACTTTTGGGTCCTTTTCATACTTTAGCAGTCTGTCTACCTGATACTGCGGGACCAGATCCACCATGTTTGGCACGCCGTAGGCGCCATACACTGTCCGCTGTCGATCGGGATCGTCCTCTCCCGCGTAGTTGCGAACCTTCTTCTGATGCTGAATAGCCATTGTAAGATTAAGCCGTTCAGCGGCATCAAGTGTGGCTATGATGGTTGCAGGGTTTAGCTTGGCGTCCGCGGCCGTGGCTTTTTGCAGGATATCCATATCCCGATCGGAACTTGTTCCTGGGCCTGTGATACCCTTCCTGGCCTGAGCCATAATTCCAGACATGGCTGTCCTGAATTGTTCCGTTCCGGTTTCCTTGGGGTTGGTCGGGAAGCCTGCGACGGTCATCATTTTTGATAGGAACACATCAGTATCAGCCAATCCCCCATGGAACATCTTGTCATTAACAACGAGATCCCTGGCGCGTTTGATTGATTGTGTCGCTTGTGGGATGCCGGCCGTCATCTCTACTCCCTTGTCCAAATCCTTCTCCAAAGTAGCCGGAGACAATCCTCCGAACCGCCTAGTGAGTTTTTCTTGATAGGCTTGCTGTTGAGCGTCTTGCGCAGCTTTGGCGCGGCCTGGTTCCGCCTCCCATTTCCTAAGTGCGTTTTCATAGATATTCTTTCGTGCGTCCTCGTACCGACTGATAATTCCCCGATAAGTCTCCGCCTCGGAAACATTGCCCAATGCAGTAGCCCTGGAGAGTAGCGCCTCGACTTTTAACTGATCTGGGCTCTTTGGTGGGAGTGCTGGAATTGACGAGAATTGAGGTGCGGCAGGCACCGGCTCTGCCGGTGCAGAGGGAGGCTTAATCGAAGGCGGCATGGCCTGCGCCAATTGCACAGGCGGAGGCTCAGCCTGGATGGCAGGTGGAGGCGGAGGCGCCGCCCTTAGCCCTGACGGCAGGATTGGCGCCGCGTCGCTTACAGTGCCTGTGTCGGCCGACGCCAGCCTCTGGTCAGGCTGTGTATCCACCGAACCGGAATATGCCAAAGGGGCCGGTCCCATACCGCGGGGGACGGACCCCGCCAGCATAGGGTTTTGTGGCGGCACCCCCTGAGCCGTTCTATTCTGCACCAGCGCAGCCAAACGATTGCGCGCCATTGGATCTACTGCATCCGTCCTCCCGCCAGGCGGCGCATCTCCGTTGATGGGATCATGCGGGAACATATTGAGGGGTTTAGCCGGGAGCGCTGTTGGTTGGGGGTTCATGAACACCGCGCTTTGCTGCGGGGTCAAAGCTGACGACGTTCCACCTAAATCCCTTGGCATATTTGGATTAACCAATACAGAGGACGGTTGAGCGGCAGCGGCGATGTTGGTTGCCGCGGCAGGTGGCATAGCCGCGACTGCTCGAACCGGGACGCCGTCGAAGGTATCATCTCCAGTGGCAGGCACCGTGTCATCACGTGCGGTAGTCACAGGGCGTGCCGTCACGGGTCTGTCGGACGAAACATCACTGGTTCGCTGCGGCGTACTTTCAGGCCCTTGCGGAACGGTTTTTATTCTTTCATCCACTCCTTTTTCAAATTCACCTTCTTGTTTCATTAACTGATTCAAAACCGCACGATCGCCAAACGCATCGCCAATTGCCGTCAGCCCCTCACCGATGTTTTTGGGGTACCCTTTTCTGGAATTGGCGATCATCTGCATCGCAATCCTGCGCCGCGCCTCCATTCCTGGCTGGCTTATTTGCTCATTGCCTCTAGGCGTATCGAGCCAACTGTCAAATGGCCAAACCATCACACACCTACCTTCTGCGACTGCATCGCCTCAAGCGCTGCTTGACGCCGCTCTTCCTCAATTTGCTGTTGCTGTAGTTGCAGTTCTTGAAATTGTCGCGGGTCAATCTGCTGCTGTTGTTGCTGCTGCTGTTGCTGCGCAAGCTCCGCGGCGCGTTGCATGGCGGCCTGGCGTTGCCGTTGCGCCATTATTTGCATGGCCATTCGTCTGCGCAGCTCGAGCTGCTGATAGCCAAGTTGCGCTACTTGAGCCGGTACAGACATATATTTTGATCCGATTGGGTCTGGCATCAGCCTGCCCTCATTATACTGCCCATGACGTGGCGCGGTTTAATGAACTTACGCCCGCCATGCTCCTCGACCGCCTCCGGCGTGATCCGCTCGACATCCTGCGCCATCGGTCCGACGTGCTGTGTGGATGCCGGATCTTCCTTGTACGAATAGCTGTAGATCGGCAATTTCTTGCGCTCGCCTTCCTCATCGGCCGCAAACACCGTGCCTATCTTGGAGATGTTCTCTTTCATGCGGCGGTCGGACGCTCTTATCGCGCCAGCGCCAAGTCCCAGAACGCCTCCGATCAGTGACTGGGTGTTCTGATTTTGCTGTTGGTAGTTTCCGAACTGTTGGGCAAAGTTCTGATTGATCAGTCCCGCAATGTCAGTCGTGGGTATTTGCGCGCCTGGCGTGTTAACGAAATTTGGCTGCTGTACTTGCGCTCCGCTCATCAACGCAGAGATCTCGTTCATCGGCTGGTTGCGCGTCGCGAACTGCTCCTGCATGTAAGATCCGCGCGCGGCTTGTGAGGCGTTGAAAAAAGCCTGTTGCTGTTGCAGTTGCTGCGCCAGGCCGAGGTTGTGAAACTGAGCTTGCTGCGCGTTCTGACCAAACAGTTGCTGCTGAGCTGCATTGGTGAACTGACCCGCACCAAGACTTTGTTCATAGCCCTGCTGCTGCGCCGCGTTTTTAAATGCCGCCAGCTGCGCGGCTTCTTGTACCATGCGCTGTTGTTCTGCTCCGGCGTTTTGGATGGCGCCATACCTGGCGTCGTTCGCCTGCCGGGAATAATCCATCATGGCATCGTTGTAGGCTTGCGAGCCGTAGCGGATACCCTGGTCCGACAATTGCTGTTGAACGCGCTGTTGCTCGATTTGCAACTGCGGGTTCATTCTCGCCATCAGGCTGTCTTCGACACGCTGCCGGTCGGCGCTGAAATTATCGGCCGGCCCGTAAGCCTTGGTAATGGCGCCCTGCGCCCCCAGACTTTTCTGAACCGCACCTCCGCCTGCAAACGAGGTCGAGGCCTTCGGTATGGCGGAAATACCAGCGGCATTACCTCGCGCCGGAGCTCCGGTGTTTGGGTTAAACGGTGTGCCAAGCACGCCGGCAATACGTGTAGCCTGCTTAAATGCCGTGTCTGCTAATAGCTGCCTGGTTTGATTTTGCTTGTTGTAGAGCCAAGAATTATCAGGCGACAAAGTCTGCGTCGCCGTGAATTGCGGAATTTTATAAGTCTGCCCCGTGGTTGGATCGACCCAGGAATACTCGCCACTGTTGGAGTAGGTGAGATTGCCGCCTGGCGTTACCTGATTGATGTTTTGCAGGTTGGCGTTGGCGACGGCCGTGCCGACATTGGTGCCCGTCGCCGCTCGCGCGGTGTCGATCGGATTAGGTGGGGTTGGTGGATCTCCGAACAGAAAGCTCATGGCCTAGTACCTCGGCGGCGGCATGCCCGGTTGCGGCGGAATTGGCGGCACGCCAGGCGACAGCGGGACATTAGGGGGCGGCATGCCAGGCGTCGGCATGCCCGTGTTTGGCATGCCCGGCATGGGCTGACTGAGTTGCGGCATACCCGTTCCTGGTGGCGGCATCTGCGGCATTGGCATCTGCGGCGGCACGCCACCCGCCGACAGTGCCGGCGCCATTCCAGGCGCGCCCATCTGCGGCGGAGGCGCAGCGACGTTCATCAACGCGCTGGTGATGTTATTGCGCTGGTTGTTAGCGGAAGGATCGAGGTAGCCTTGGTTATTGGGGCCTGGGGAAATGGGCATGTCTACCTCGCAGCCATCGCTCTGATTTGCATCTTTTCCTGATCGGTGATCGTTCTGCCAAACGGATTGTTGTCGGCCGCAAATACATCCGACAGTCCGTAGGGGCTAATGTTACCCATCACTTGCGAACAACGATGGTGTCCTTGATAGTATTTGCAAATGCCGCAACACTCGACTGGACTACCTTTACCGTAGTTGGCTTCCGCCATCGTTACTCTCTTGGGCATCAGGCGGCCTCCTCGATCGGCTCGACGATGTGGTGACGATAGCGTTGATTGAACTTGTTGTTGGCCCATCTCTCGTAGGTCAGTAATCCAATCACAGCGTCCCGATTGCGACCCAGCAACCTCGGTATAGTGACAAGCTGGTAGTTCAGCGCTTTGGCAATCCGCACTAATCTAACATTGTCTGCCGGCACCCGCATGATGGTCATCTGGCAACGGAGTTGGATAAACGGGTATTGGTACATGCGCCGGATGGTTTCTCGCGTGTACCAATTCTTACCAGGAAGCGCCGCCACCGACGTCTCGATGACGCCAGCATCGACGTCATAGTTGTGGTAGACGATGCCGGCGATTAGCTTACCGTCGTTGTCGATGACGCCGATTGCCGAACAATTCCCAAAATCGCGTCCGCGACATGGCAGGATCAGCTGCGAGACGAAGTTCGCAACGGTTCTATCGTGGCCATAGACATAATCAATCATGGTTACCACCCTGGGCCGCCGCCAAGGCCGGCACCGATACCGCCACCTTCACTGCCGCCGATGCCGCCACCGAGGGCGCCGCCAGTGGAACTGCCATCTCCGATACCGCCACCAAGGCCGCCAATACCAATACCGCCACCAAGGGCGCCTGCGCCCGATACGCCTGCAATGCCGGCCGCGCCTTCGCCAAAGCCGCCAGGAGAGGCGCCTTCGCCGGGGGCACCGACACTGACGCCTTGCCCGCTGGTGCCGCTGACGCCGCCGGCTGGGCCGCCGAGGCCTCCGCTGCTGTCGCCTGCGCTGCCGCCAAACCCAATGCCTGGACCAACGCCAGCGCTGCCGGTGCCACCACCAAGGCCACCCTGGCCGCCACCACTGCCTGGACCACCCGGCCCGCCGAGGCCGCCGTCGCCTACGCCTGCGCCGCTACCGCCCCCGCCGCCGCCAAGGCCGCCGCTGTCGCCGCCGGCATCCCCGCCCGGAGCGCCGCCAAGAGCTCCGCCCAAGCCCGCGGCGGGCCCTGTAGCCACCCCGCCTTGGTTGCCACTGCTCGCCGCATTGCCAAGTCCAAATCCAAGGCTAAAGCCCTGGGTTGGTCCTTGCGTCGGGCTCAGACCCAAGCTCTGGGCGATCGCGGCATCGACCGTGGACTGCTCAGTTGGATCGGCGACGAGAGCCGGTTGGCTTTCGATATTAACCGCAGGCACCTCCGTCGTCGGCGTCGGCGCCACCTGAGATACCTGGGTCACCGCAGTCTGCGGCGCCGCCTTGCCAAGGGTTGCATTGACGGCTGTATTGATAGCTGCCTCGGCCTCAGTCGGTTCGCCCTTTTCTGCGGGTGCATAGCCGAGCGGGGCCACCGCTGTCGGTGCTGTGGGCGCTGCCGGTGCTGTGGGCGCTGTTGCGGGCGCCCCCTTGCCAAACCCAAGAGCCGCCGCAGCAGCGGCCGGCGATATACCGACATCCGCGGCCAGTGCCGCGGCCTGGTCCGATTGCGACTGGGTGAGCCCTGTCGTTGTTGTTGTAGGAGCCGGCGCAGTGCCGACATCCGCGGCCAGTGCCGCGGCAGCGTCGGACATCTGCGCCTGGAGCCCTGGATCTGACTGTAGGCCGGTGGGGTCCGGGGCAGTCTGGTCCGGTGCAGTGACGGCCGAGGGATGACCGAGGGGCCCTACTGGGCCATGCTGAGCGATCGCCGCGGCAAGCGCTGCATGGGCAGGGGAGAGTGAAGTAGGCGTGGGCGACGTCGTTACTTGGCCAAATGGGTCAGGGGTATTAATCGTTGGCGCGAACGGATCGACCGGCGACATCGGGGGCGCCATTGGCGTAGGCGTGACCGGCGATATGGGGCTCACGGTTACTTCCCCCTTGGGGAAACCGTGCTGGGCAGCTTCCGTCATGGAGGTATCGGCCACTACCGCCGGATTGTCCGGGTCGCTGGGCGTCGTAGTAGGCGTCGGATTGTCAGGGTCGCCCTTGCCGAGCGAGGTAAATCCCTGGTTAGCGTTGACACTGCCCTTGCCAACCGCATTAGCGGGACTTGGCGAAAAGCCGGTGAACCCATGCACGCCGGGGGCGGTAAATCCTAGGCTCGATAGCGACTGAGACGTGGTATTTTGAGTAGGCACGCCCTCCTGTGTCATGTAGCCTTTTTGCACGGCTTGGGCATTGGCAGCAGCCAATGCGGCGGCGTCTTCTTCGGCCGTGGGCTCTCCCTTTTGGTAGCCCTTCTGCATGGCTTGGTTGACGGCATTATTAATCGCTGTGACGGCGGGATCTTCCGGCGCTTCCTGAGTAAGATTCATGGGGGCTGGTGGGGCTTCTGGCGTAGCAAACGGATTATTTGGATTGGTTTTGCCCAAATTAACCGTGGCAATCGCAGCTAAATTTTGCGCGATCGTCGCCATATCGGCCTTTGTCGGAGTTCTTCCCTCCATTGTAACATTTGGTGTTAAGTCGGTGGGAGGCTCACCAAAGACTGAAGGTGGAGATTTGTCAGGTGCAACACTCTGCTGGGTAGGAGACGCAACCAAACCTTGCTGCATCGCCTCTGCCAAGGCCTGACTTTGGGTTTGGTTGGCCAATTGGCCATGTGCGGTCAGCCCGGCCAATGGTGACTGTGCTGTTTCACTTGTATGCGCTTCCGGCCCGACTAAGCCTGGCTGCGTGATACTGGAATGTTCGGCTTGTTCGGCAAGAGTAGCCGCTGCACTGGCGTGCGCACCTGTGGGACTTGAAGCTGGACCAGGCGCCGCCGCGGCGTCGGAGCCAATGCCGCCCTTTCCAGAGGGTGTGCCTGGGGATGGGCTGGGACCTGTGGACGGGCCGTGACCGGGGCCAGTAGGCGCGCCGGTAGTTGGGCCAGCGGGCGCGCCAGTTGTCGGGCCAGTAGGTGTGCCGGTAGGTGTGCCAGTAGGCGCACCATAGCCAGGATCGCCCGCAAGCGTGCCATAGCCGCCGCCATAGGGTGGCAGCTGTGATGTATAACTCGGACGCTGTTGCGCGTTATTGCGCAAGATTGCCGTAGCGATAGCGTTGCGCTGCGCCAGCGCTGCATCCCGTTCTGTCGGCGTCCAGCGCGGATCGTCCTCGAACAGGCGCTCATCATAGGCTGACAGTGCCATCGTAAGGCCCTCTACACGTTCATCCCCGCTCGCTCAAAGAGAGCGGAAATTGCGATCAGATCCACATTAGGCTTGGCGTTCTGCGCGACCATCACTTGCACGATCGGCGCATGCGAGAACCCGGTGACGCCAATGCTGACCCACATCGTGTTGCGAACCGGGCCGTGGCTGGCGTAGTGCTGGTCCCACTGCGCGTAAGCAACGCGCTCCGGTGCAGTCGGCACTGGCGGCGGCGGAAACGTCCCGGCCGCTGTCCAGTAAGTCGGGTGATCCGCACGGTCGTCCCCAAACATCCCCGTTGCCGCACTGGTGTGATTAGTGGCAACAGTCCAGAGCGACCACAGTGAATTGTTGGGAGGTGGCGGCGAACTAACGAACGGGGTAAAACGAACCCAGTCATATTGTGTTGTCGCGTTGGTGGAAGGTGGCCCGCCACCAAAATCAGGCTCGCCACTCCACACGTTCATCATGATTAAACAGCCGCCAGTCGGAGGCAAAAAATTCGGGCTGGTCTGGGTGGCAACCATCTGCCCATCGACAAAATTCTGCACTGTGGCAGTGCCAGGGTCAGGACCCGGAATCCAATTAATCGCGTAGGTGTGAAACGCCGCGGTGGGATCAAAAAATAACGGAACGATCGTTTCGCCAACTTCCGGATGATTAGTGACGTGGAGTATCTGCTGCTCGTTAAGCAAAAACTCCATATCAAATTCTGGAATGCCGCTACCCACGCCATACAAGAAGAAGCTAGCAACCCCCGCATTGGCGGGGGAGACCTTCATGCGACATTCATAACGGCCGTAGCCATAACCGCGCGTAGTTTGCACCTCCGCGCCCTGCAATGGAGCCGAACTGGTCGTGCTGGTGAGGTTGAGTAGGCCGCCTGAAACCACTGCCCGCAATGGGTCCATATCGTTTCCGACTGACGTCCAATCGGACTTCATCCACAAGCCGTCCGAAGATGTGTCACCCGGCCACGCATCGAAATTTTCGTTGATTGAAGAACGAGTGGTTGTTCCAGGCTCATAGACCTGTTGCCCAACCGTGTACGCAGTGTTGTTTTTCCACGCCGCCGGCTGTACCGGACCCATGTTAGGCCCCCAGTGACCCTGATCCCAGACGTCGGCGATGCCAGGATCTGGTCCTGCCGGCGGCGGCTGCGGCAGCGTGACATTGTAGTCCGTTGTGCCCGATAGTTGCGGCTGGAATGGCTGGCCCTGGGCCGCCGTGAACGAAGCTCGCGCCTGCCGCCACGTGATGGTCTGGCCTGGTGACTGAAACACTTCCCAGCCGCCAACCAGCGTCGCCAGGTAGGGCACACCGTCATCGTAGCCAGTGCGATCGGCCTGCATGATCTTGCCGTCCTGGGTGCCGAAAAACATGTCTGAGCGCATGCGAATAAAACACGTCGCGTCATAACCAACAAAACGACACCAGGCGCCAGTCGAAGCGTTGACTACGCCGCAATAACGTTTACCTGGCGCGCCGCCCGGCCAGGTGACAAATGCTCCTCCATATTCCTCCCAATTGCACGCCGTCCAAGACCATTGCCGCTTGGCGCTAACTTCATCGCGCCACATCTCGCGGATGTTGCGTGTGATGGCGGCGAGCTCGAGCTCTTCAGGCCCTTTGGTAATGGAGGCGCTGACAGGGATGATGCCGGACGTGGTGAGTATCAGAAGCTCGCCACCCAACTGCACCCATGCGTTCATCCCCATCGGCGGACTGATCTGATAGCGGCCTTCCTGGCGCCAGTTGGCGGCGCTCGAGGGATCGCCACCCGTGAATATGAGGAGCTCGCCGAGGTCTGTCGCGAAGACCAGCTTGTCATCCACACCGTCGCCGGCATCTAAACTCCAGGTTGCACAAAACAATAACTTCCCGCCTCGGGTGGCTGCGCCTGAAAGCGGAATCATCTGCAACTGACCGCCCACCGAATTAGGCGGTAGGTACCAGGCGTTCATCGAGGTCGCCTCAATGAAAAACAGGCGATTGCGATACTTGTTGACGTAAACGAGGTTTTTGCCGTTGACGACTTTTGAGGTTGCGGGTCCGGTAATCCAAGGGATGTCGTCAGACGCCGTATCCTCCACCCAATACCCCGGATGTGCACTGCGATCGGCGAGAAACGTCCCCGCGGCGGCACTAGTGTGGGCGTGTGTAGGAGCTACTTTCCAGTGGGTGTTATCGGCGGTATCCGTCGCCCTGGCGCCAACGGCGTAGAAAGTACTCGTGGCCCAGTTTGTCGGAACTGTATAAGTTAGTGTTATCCAATTTGTGCCGTCATAACGCAAAACATCATTGCCGGCGTCGTTCACCGCAATCAGATAATCACCGCCCTGATTAGCCAGTTGCGAGGCGGCGTAATTACCGGATGTTTGTCCCGACTTGACTAACGTTGGCGAGCCGCCAGCCGTCACGTTGTATAGCTTGGTGGCGTTAGCCGCGAACATCTGTTGGTTGTTTCCTGAAGCGTACTCGAAAGCGGAAATAACCGGCGTGGTCTCAGGCAAGGTCGCCCAGCGCACGCAGCCGCCGCGCAGGCTGCAACCGCGCAGTGTCGGTTTCCAATTGTCCATCACCACCGCACCGCCGGGCTGTTGGAAAGCCTCGTTGTCGGCCAGCATCAATCCGCGGGTTGGCGCCGGAAATGTGATTGGCTCGTACTTCTGCACCAGCTGTGGCGGCATCGAGGCACGTTTGTAATTGGCGTATGCTGAGCCCATCTTACGTTGCCTTTAACAATTCAATTTCGGCCGATAGCCGCTGTACTGCCGCCCACAGTACAGTCAGCATGTACCTGTCATTGATTGCTTTGATGCTCATGTCTCCTTCGCCAAGCGCTTCGGCCTCCTTGCTGTCTTGTTCAGGCATCGGAACGGACTTTAGCGCCGCGCGCGTAATCTGATCGTCTTTCGACAACGCGACGTCGCGCACCGCAATTGGGATCACCGCTTCGACTTCTTGGGCGTTCCAACCGTACAGCGTGTCATTCTCGACATCTTCGCGGCCGAAGAATATCGATTTTGCAGCTGGCGATGCCGGCGTGAACTCGTTCACCTGAAGCGCGTTAACCGCCATCAACGCCGCGACAGGGTCGAGCGTGCGAGTAACATTCTTGACGCGGGCGTCAGAGGTGGCCCAGGTCCCGGCGTTCAGGAACGCGCCCGTGCTGCCCCAGAAGCTATATTTGGTGCCAGAGGCCTCATGGCCGACACGGCCGTAATGAACAACCGTATAACACCAGCCGATGAGGGCCGCAGTGCCGGTAGTGTTGCTCCTGAAATCAGCGCAGAGAGCGTTTGTCGCCCCGACAACGGACAACGCTACGTTTGTAATAGTAGCCGGCTGGACAACAGTGAGCCCACCGCCGTGGGCTAATTGCATTCTCGACGCGCCAGACCCGTACCAGTTATACCCGTTGCCTTGTTCGTTGAACGCCATGTAACCGCCCTGTACGCCAAATCCGAAATTCGCGCCGGGCGTGTCAGTACTGAGAATATTGTACGTCGAGAAACTGTCAGCGGAAGTGATATTGACCCACTTAGGGTTGAAACCACCTGTACGATCAAGCGTCGCTGTCGTAGCGAGCGTGTAGGCCGCACCAGCAGCGACAGAAGCTGTCGTCGTCGAGAAAATAATCTGCCCGGTGCCGGATGCCTGTGAGATCGTGGCGCCATAGCCGGCGTTCTGGGCAACCCAGCCAGTGCCCGCAGAATTGACAAACGCATTGAACCCAATGGCGTTGTCCGCCGAGAAATTATTGGCGCTGATCGTCGAGGTATAAGGCGTTACCGGGAACGCTGTGCCAGTCCGCAGCGCGCCACTCATGATGTCGCCGGCCTTGGCGACTTTCTCGTTGTCGAGCTCGACGAGCGCTGTCTGTACGTTGGTAGCCGCGATGTTGCCCGCTGGCGTAAAGGTAACGCTGCCTGCCGCGGGAGGCGCAACACTCGCTACAGCCGTGGTGACGAAAGCAGTAGTGGCAACGGACGTGTCATTGTCGCCAGCAGTCGGTGTCGGCGCCTTCGGATCACCCGTGAACGTCGGCGAAGCCAGCAGCGCCAACTCGGCGATCGTGCGGCCACCATCCTTGATCACTTTGCCAGTAGCGCCATTGTAGACTGCGATACGATCCGCAACTGCGCCAGCTGGGCCAGCCACATCTCCGGAGCCGGAGCCTGACGCGCCCGGCGGTCCGGTGTCTCCAGTATCCCCCTTGTCGCCCTTTACGCCCTGCGGGCCTGTATCGCCCTTTACGCCCTGCGGTCCTTGCGTGCCAGGCGGTCCCTGCACGCCCGCAGGACCCTCCAGCGCGACGTTAAACGCGGCGGTATCCGGCATTACCTGGCGGCTAGAAACTGCCATAGCGCTTCCCCCAGATGCCAATATTTACAGTCCGCGGGAGGAGGATGGGCGCCGGACTGTCACGTGCGGACACATTGGCGAGTGCATCACCATAAGTGCCCAGATCCTCGGTGTAGGCTGATCCTTTCTGCGCTTTCCAGCGCCAGATCATACCTAATTTCAAAACGCGCTCGTCCAAGGAAAAGCTGTCAGCGTCATCCATGAACACGTCGCCATGGCCGCCGCCTTTCAGATCGATGCAATTCTTATTCAAATAGGCGAAGTAGGCTTTTTCAGTCACAGTCAACGGGGGGAAGATGTGCAGTAGACCGCCGAGGATGGTCCACTCTCCCCAACTGCCAATAGACATCCAGTTGGTATTGCCAGACATCCTACGGTTCGCCCACTGGTCGGTATCTGAAATGAATTGCATGGGCGTTTGCGTTGACGAGGAGCGCCATACATTTGATGTCAGCAGGAACCTCTGGTAATCGGCCGGCAGGCTAAACCCTGTAGTTACGTCGTCGCCAGCGACCGCTCCAATCTTCCTAAGCAACGTCCAGTCTCGCCCATCATAGGCGATCGTTTGCGCCATCTCGTTAGCCAAAGACAGCATTTCAGCCATGGTGCGGTTGGTATCAATGTTAGCGAACACGCTGGTAGGCATCTGAACGCCAACCACCGCGCAGACATCCCTAACAACTGACAGCAGCGTCATGTCAGGCTACTTTCTCGTCAACGCGACACTCCATTGCCATTCGCACCAGGGTCTTACGAGCCGGCTGCCCTACTGGGCCGGAGCCCGTGTTTGTCTTGATGAACTCTCGCAATTGCTCATCCGACATATTTTCAAATTCAGCCTCATCACTTTTCTTTTTGGCCTTGAGCACATGCACGTCCTCCTCGAGGATAGCATTGCGCGCCTTCAATGCCTCGAGCTCTGCCACCATCTGCTTGTTGGGCGCGGATGATTTACTCTCCTCGATGTATGCTTCCGCTTGGTTCTTAAGGTCACGGCCGCCAGGGCCGAGGTTCTTGAGCTCGTTGCCCTCGATGATGGCGAGCGCCTCCACGGTGTAGACGTTCTGCGCCTTGAGCTCCGCACGCTTGCCCTCGGTCAGGAACGGTGCGTGCTCAAGCGGCGTTCCGATTTTGGTCTGCGTCGCCTGCTTCTTAAATTGGATGTATTGGTAGCTGAACCGCTCAGCGTAGCTCTGCTTGACCGGCCGCCCAGTTTCGGGATCATCCACCCATCGTGAGAAGAAGTTCGCAGGAAAGACTTTGACGTCGCGACTGCCAGGCGCTCGAACTTCACAAACCTCTTCGTCGTCGAAAATCGGACGCCCCTCTTCGCGGGTCAGCAATTCATTTTCCTTGGGATGGTGTTTGAAAATCACAACGAGCGCATCGTCAGGATTGCCGCGGTAGGCCATCTACATCTCCATTGTTTGACAAAACCCGGACCCGCCACTTGGATAGGGGGTTTGCTATGGGCGGCAGCGGGTCCGGGCATTAACGGGAGTGCACGTAGCTCATTAGCTTCTCGTACACTCCCATCTCCTAATCACATGGGAAAGGGGTCCAGCCAAACCATGCAACTAGAACGGTATTAACAGCCAGGTTTTTCCATTGGCTTCGGCTTTGGTTTTTTAGGCGGTTTCTTTGCCATTTTTCTCTCCTTACGATGCAGGAACTGAATCGTAAAAACGCCAGTTGAATAAAGGGTTTACTTGGGTAAGTTCGCCCATCCACCCCACGAACTGAGCGATGGCGTCCTTGTCAATTGGCATCATACCATCACCATCAAACAGCTTATCAAAATTCCTGTTGGGATGGTAACGCATCCTAAACGTGTCGGTGTTGATACCGAACGTCGTGTTGGCCGGCATGTTACTTCCGATGCCGCCGTCGAGCACGATCTCCGCTCGCTTGCCGCCACCGATATATTCGAGCGCCGAGAAACCGAGTTTGCCGAGGGACGTCTCGTTGGTTTGGCGCTGTATGAGAACAGTCGCCGCATCATAGGCCGCGTAGTGCTCTGGGCTCATGATGAGAAGATCGGCGAAGTCGCGGCCCCTGGACTGCCGCGTCATGATGGCGTTGAGCATAGGCCTGATCGTTGTCGATGTAACCTGTGTCGCGCCGGCCAGGAACGAATGCGCATCAAACGTTGCCGTCTGCCAAATCGTGGCAGTGCCGCGGTTGATGCCGCCATATGTGCCGGAGTTGGTTACGACGGGAATGGCAGCTGCAAGTCCAGTGATTTGTTTATTACCATTTGCAGTACCATCGCTATAGATCCCGGCATCCATTGCGTCTTCCAGGGCACGCTCGGCCGCCGATATATACTGTTCGAAAACATCGAGAAGTTGTGCTTCGCCCTCATTGTTCAAAATTTCTTGGAGGCTCAAAATCACAGGCACCACTACTTGTTTAGGGTCCCAGAAAGCGTCATTGAATAAATCGAGTGCCGGGTTCAGCAGCTGATCGTATCCAGAATACCACTGAGCATTTTGCTTACCTATCTGTAATGTCTCACGAATTTTAGGTCCACTGTATGTCTTCCAGAGCCCCTTGCGTTTCATAACCGCAAGGAGTGCGTTGTTGTTACTGACGAGATCCTGGTAGCCGGACGATCGATCCTCGAGCGCCATGCTAAGGATTTGTTGGTATGCTGCGTTAGTCGTAATGTTAGGCATTATAGCCGCTCCACATTAGGGTCAGAGTTCA